ACGGCGTCACGCTCAGAGTCCAAGCCTAGGAGATTCTCATGGCCCTGACTGTGCAAGAGCTCGCCGCCCAGATCCTCGCATCGGACGACCTGTCTGTGCTGAAGGTAACGGTGAAGGAGTGGAAGGATTCCACCGGCAAGCCGCTGGTACTCGGCATCCGTGTGATGACCGTGGAAGAGCGGGACAGCTACGAGAAAGAATGGATCGGCAACAAAGAGCGTGGCATCGACAACTTCCGCACGAAGTACTTGGCCCGCTGCCTGTGCCATCCCGAGAACGGCGAGCGGCTCTTCGACGAGCAAGGCATCGAGCAGCTAGCGAAGAAGTCTTCGGCCGTAGTGTCGAAGCTCTTTGAGAAGGCGATGAAGCACAACAACATGACCGAAAGCGACGTGGAGGAACTCGCAAAAAACTGAAGACCCGGCCGATGCGGAGATTCCTTTTCCGCCTCGCCGGGCACCTAGGCATGACGGTGCGTGAACTGTCGCGCCGCATGGATTCGCAGGAGTTGTCGGAGTGGGTGGCATTCACCCGCTACTACCACGCCCTGCCTGATCCGTGGCAGCAGACAGGCCTGCTCACAAGTGCGGTGCTGGCACCGTACAGCGAGCGAGGCAAGGCACCAAAGGCATCCGACTTCGTCCCGATTGAGAAACCACCGCAGACATCAGAGGAGATGGCCAGGGAGTTGGCGAAACTCTCAGCAATCTTTGAAACGTAGCCATGGCCAACATTCTCTCACTAGCGATGAAGGTTTCTGCTGACGCATCTGGCGTCATCAAGAACCTTACGCCAGCCGAGCGGGCACTTGAGAATCTTGGCAAGCAGGCTGACAAGACGCTGCAGGAACTCAACTCGTTTGCGTCTGGCACGAGCGGTGCAGCCGAAGCGGCGGCCAATAACTTCAAGGCGCAGTTCGACAGGTTGAATGCGTCTCTTCAGGCTGGGCTTAACGGCGAGGAATACGCTCGGCAGTTTGCCGCACTTCAGGGCCAGGTGCGTGAGACAGCGGCAGCGTTCCAAGAAGGCGCGAAAATCACCGAGCAGAACCGGACGGCTGACGAACGCCGAGGCCAAGAGCTTCAACGACTCAGCGATTTGCTGGAATTGGGTGCGATTGATCAGGAGACGTACAACCGTGCTGCCGCCGCTGCCAGCGGTGCCAACGAGACTGCGGCTCAGGCTGAGCGTGAGCGTGCCCAGTCATTGGCCGCTGCGTCACGGATCATTCAGGCAAACCTGACACCGCAGGAGCGGTACGACAACCAAATGCAGGAATTGTCCGGTCACCTGCGAGAAGGCAGGCTGACGCAGGAGCAGTTCAATCGTGCGGCTGACCGTGCGGCGAACGAGCTCAACGGAGTTGGCAAGCAGGCCAACAAGACCGACAAAGAACTGACGCAGCTGAACAGGAGCGTTGACAACCTGAGGCGCATTGAGGTTGGCCGTCTCATCATCGACGGGCTGCAGGCATTGTCCGGCGTATTCACAAGGGTTGCCAGCCAAGTCACTGCTCTCGTCAGCAATGTCAACGCTGGCGTGGATTCACTCAACGACCTGTCGGCTCGCACCGGCATTGGCGTGGAGGCACTGCAGGGCTACTCGCTCGCAGCCAAGTTGGCCGGCGTGGATACCGAGGCTTTCGGCACTGCCGTTCAGAAGCTGGCCGTGAACATCGGCAAGGCCACGCCTGGTGACGCACTTGATAAGGCACTCAAGGGCATCAACCTGTCGCTGCAGGAGCTGCGGGCGTTGTCGCCGGAACAGCAGTTTTCAGAGATCGGTGCTGCCATCTCGGAACTGCCTACTGCCGCAGATCGTGCCGCCGCTGCGGTGGCCATCTTCGGCAAGCAAGGGGCCGCACTGGCTCCGCTCTTCCGTGAGGGTGCCGCCAGCATTGAGGAGCTGCAGGCCCGTGCCGAGCGGCTCGGCATCATCATCAGCGAGACGCAGGTAAACAATGTCGCCGACATGAACGACGCCTTCGACCTGGTGCGTGCCACTGTTGACGGCATCATCGGGCAAGTCATCGGCAACCTCGCTCCCGCCGTCACTGCCGTCACCGACCAGTTTCTGAAGTTTGTGGAAGAGTGGAGCGGCAGCCAAGGTGAGGGCGGCACCGGGATTGCCAACGCCATCACGGACGTTCTCCTGCAAGGTGCCGAGTATTTCGCTGGCGTGTTCGACTCGTTCATGCAGAACTTCGGCGACATCGCAACGTCATTGGCCGAGGTGGGCCAAGTGTTCGACGTTGGCGGCCGGTTGCTGGTGAGCGGCATGGAAGCGTTTCGGGCCGTTTTCAATTCCATTCAGATTGGCATTGATGCTCTGCTGATTGGATTTGGCAAGGTCATTGAGGCACTCGGTAGCTACGTCAGCAACGACCTTGAGCAGTTTGGTGCCGGGCTTGCCGCAGCATCCGAGGAGTCTTCACGAAAGAACGCTGCTGAGATGGAGGCCGCTGCGGCCAATGCAGCCAACACGTTCAACAGCATCTTCACCGGAGGTGGCGACGCCGAAGCGGCTGGCCAAGGTGCTGGCCAGCAGTTCGTTCGTGGGCTGCGATCAGAGATTGAGAACGCCCGACTGCCCGAGGTGCAGGTGCAGGCTGACCTGGCTGCCGCAACTGCGGACCTCGACCAGTTCCTATCGACCGCCGAGGGCGGCACGTCCGCATTCCTTGCGCAGTCGCAGGCCACGCTGGCGACGTTCTCGCAGATGGCCGCCGAAGGCCAGCTGACGGCAGACCAGATTGAGATCATGAACGGCTTCATGGAGCAGCTGAACGGCGAGCTTGTGAAGGAGAAGCAGAACCGCCAAGAGGCGACTGACGCAGCACAGGCCCAAGTGGACGCCGACCGCAAGCGGCTTGATCAACTGCTCCAGACGAACGACGAGGCGGCCCGCCTTGAACAGGACTTGCTAACGGTTCAGCGTGAGCAGGCCCGTGTGTCGCAGGAACTGGCCGCCGCCCGCCAGGCCGACAACGTGGCCCAGGCTGACGCCGCCGCTGCACGTCAGGCAGAACTTGACCAACTGCAGGCCAAGCTCGAGGAGCAGCAGCAGGCTCTTGAGCAGGGCTTCGGCCAAGGCTTTCAAGCGGCGTTTGACGCTGTGGGCAACACTATTAGCGGATTGCGGGATAAGGCTGTGTCTCTTGGCTCGGATGCCTCGGTTGCGTGGGCTACCTTTAGCCTGGGCGTGTCTAGTCTTCAGCAGCAAGTGAAAGATGGTCTTTTAACGAAAGAGGCATACGAAGCTGAAGTTGCCAGAAGAAGAGAAATATACGACAAGGAAATTGCAGATATTGAAAGAACTGGTCAAGAGCGACAGCGCATCAACGAGTATGTTGACCAGCAAATAGCACTCCAAAACTTTGGCGGCGATCAAGAGCGGCTTGCTGCATCCCAGCGAGTACTTGAGATTGAAAAGGAAATAGTCCGAGTTCAAGAAGAACTCGCGGAAGCACGCGAGGCTGGAAATAAAGCAGAGGCGGACGCAGCCGCACAGAGGCTTGGCCAGCTAGATCAAGTAAAGGCAAAAGAAGAAGACATTGCCAGCGGTCGCGGCAAGCAAGAAGAAGAGATCCGCAAACAGCAAGAAGCGGCTCTGCAGTCTTATCAGCAGCAGCAGCAACAAGCCCAGCAACAGTTTGCCCAGCAGCAGCAGAAGATCTTTGAGGAGCAGCAGAAGGCCGCCGCCGCAGAAGCGAAGCGGCAGGAAGAGCGGCTTGCCAAACTCAACACGCTGGGTGATCAGACGATTGGCGTGCAGGACGTTCGCACGACGCAGGGTGCCAACCTAGTGCTCGACCTGGCGGCCAACGCTCAAGATCCGGCCCTGATCCAGCAGCGGCTGCAAACCAAGCTCCTTGAGCGGATCGCTCTTGGTGTTGGCCAGGCGGCGTCCAACTACTTCAATCAGCCTGTGGCCATCGTCGGTGCAGCGAGGTTTAACTGATGGGCGTTGCGTCATACCAAGAACTTGCCCGCACGTACGAAAACGAGATCAAGGCGGATCGAGTTGCCGTGCGGCGGTTCGTCTGCACGCTGTCGGACAACACGCTCCAAGGGAATCCGACTAACAGCATTAACGACATCCTGACGGCCGTCGGCGTCAGCACGTTTGGCGAGGCACACCCAGATATCT